AGCCGCACCTTTTTGTTCTCCGAATCCTCCCACGTCTGTTTTTTCTGATAAGACATCCATGCCGTTACCAATATACTGGCTACCCGGCATACGAAGTAATTTAAGTGTAGCAACGGCAGTGCGTCTAGACTCTGGTGTGCTGTTAATCCCACCTCCCGAAAGATTCTGTGCTATTTTCTTTTGCACTTTAACTTCTTTCAAAATTTGTTGTAACACTCTTTTTTCATTTGCAGGATTAGACAGAAGCTTTTCTTGTTGAAACGCGGTTAAGAAGTTCGCCACGTCTTGGTCGGATATTGTTCTTCCTCCTGTACCGCCCTGAGTAGCACTAGCTAGTGCGTAAGCAGCCATGTAACGATAGTAGGCTCTCATAGCTAGTTTAAAACTAATTTCTCCCTTTTCATCGAATCCCGTCCTAGAAAATTTGTTTAGTTGTGACTTGAGTTTAGCGTTAGCTTCAACTTCACCCTTTAAATAATCCTCTACGGTGCCAGCTTTTCCGTTATCTCTCATCCACTTTTCTTGTTCTGGCCTACTGAGATCAGAAAATTTTGTGAATCCTTGATAGGTTCCGTTATTGTCTTTACTGAACAAAGCTGTTTGCACGGTATTTAAAGTATCATCCGCGCTTTGAATTGACCCTTGAGAATCTTTGATAAACTCCCCTACCAAAGGTATTTTTTGTAGAGCAGGTTTTATAACATTATCGTAAGCAACTAACAGGCCATCGAAAGTTAAGTATATTTCGCCCTGTCTAGATGGTATATTTATATCCTGACCAGTGTACAGTTCATACGTGTTAATAAACCCAGTCAGGAATCTTTCGACATTAGAGTACGCTGCAAAAACCTGCAGTTGTCCTTCTACAAATTTTTGTGTTGTTTCAGGCGTTTCTCTTCTGTTGTTATTGTACGCCTTATACTGTTGTGTTATGTATGCATCACCGCCTAGTCTAGCACTCAATCTAGATATAAAACTAACTTTTTCATCGAATGTGCTGCCGTATCCCTCAACAAAATTTTCCATCAACTCTTTTGTTGGACCCTCGTAATCTGCAGTCACACCCGTCAGTGCGCCTATGAACAGATCAAATTGAGTTTGATTTGTTCCAGCAACAGAGGTATTCATCATGTCACCTAGAAATTCTAACTTATCCTGATTGTCAGCTAATTGTGCGCCGCCAGTTCCCGGAACATATGTAAGCAAGTTTTTAACGGCAAAATCTTCCATGTCCACGCCGGAAATTTTTTGTCCTAGCTGATCTATGATTAGTTTGTGTTCTTCAGAAACTCCCACAAGAAGATCAAGAGATTGACCTTGAGGTATGTTAGGATTATCATTTGAATCTAAAGTAGCAATAATTGTTTTTTTACCTTGAGCTTCATTAGTTGCTATTTGCTCTGAATAATCCTCTCTACGTTTTAAGTCTACATTGGCCTGTAAAACATTTATAAATCCCGGCAAAGCAGCAAGTGCCCCGTATGATTCTTTCATGTATCTTTCCACATCGTTATACAGTCTAAATGGTATTCCTATTTTTATACCGTCCTTATCTACATCAGTATACGCCTGTACAACAGACTCCGCTACACTTCCTAAAAAGTTTTGATAGCTGATTTCATTGTATCTGTTTGCTACGTCGTCTACGCCCGATATACCTAATCTAGCAACTTCGGTGTTAAGTGCAGTCAAGGTTGCGGGGGTAAGTGTTTTAGTTTGTGATGTGAGTTCGAAATTAAATGTGTTAGCTGGATCTTTGCCTTCTATAGAAAACAACGCAACTTTGTCGGCTTTTTCAGCGGCGTCTTTTAAAGTTCTTATCTCACCAAACTCAAAAGTAGTGGTTGTTTCATCTGGCTTTTTAGTTATTGATTTAGTTCTTAATTGATATGTTCTTTCTAATCCGGGATTATCTTTATAGTACGCATTAATTGCATTAGCATCCTTATGTTCTGACCCATCAGATGCTATCAAAGTAGACTCTAGACCTTCCGTTACTTCTATAGGTTTCGCATCTGGTTCATATTTAAATTTAGTTCGTGTAAATTTAGTGGTTTTATCATCCCCCTTTGTAGTTACTGTGGGTACATCGTAAAAATACGTTCTGGGTAAATCTAAATTTGCATCCAAATGTGCAGCCATATCTGCATAGGTTTTATGTGCCCTATTGTCGGGGGTAGTAAAGGTCGCGTCTTGTGGCTCATCTATAGTTACCTCTGCAGGTTCTTTTCTATTATAATCAAAAGTAGTGCGGTTAAATATTCTTTTTGTTAGCGTATTGCCCAACATTGTTTCAGTAGTTCTTACAACTTCATACTTAGAGTCTATGTCTGGGTTTTCTATCAGGTGGTTTTTAAGGCCCATATATTCCTTAAATTCTGCACCGTCTGCAGCTAAATATGTTTGGCCTACGTTTTCAAACGTAGTTTCTACAGGCTCATCATCATCCGGCAAAATCATTTTTAGAACATCGGAAGGAAATCCGTTATACGCACCATCTACATATTGTCCCGTGTTTACGATGTGCAGAGGCATTTGCCTGTCTGCAGGATTTGTCACGTTTTGTCTTTGTAATTCAGGAAAATCATTTAACTTACCCATCATTTTATTTTGGGTGTCAAAATACGCAGGTTCTATTGTAGGTTCTTTTTTGTACTCTCTTAACTGGCCTTCAGTCCCCACTCTAAAATATTCAGGGACAAAGTTACTCATATTTTCTGGCACAACATCACCACGTGATACCAGACCCCCAGTTAACTTACCAGAATCGTCCTTCACACGACCAAACTCATAAATTTTGTTTTGTGATTCGGCTTTTTGCTTTTGTTCTTTTTTAATTCCCTCAGATGCGTAAGCACTAGCTAAAGCGTAACCTATCAATAAAGCACTCATCTAGCATCTCCTTTCTCTACGTTGAGAAACGAATCAGGTACAGGAGGTTGCTCCTCTACTACCGGAGAGGGTTGAAAAGCCTCGTTTACCACGTCAATTTGATTTCTTTCCATCTTATTTAATTCTTCCAGCGTTTTGGCAAATATTTTAGGATTATTTTTCTTGAGAAGTTCAAAAAACTGTGTGTCTGAAAACTCCTCTTTAGGGGCAGCAGAATCTACAAACATTCTGGGATCTACACCGTTTTGAACAGCCATATCCGCAAGTATGATAGCTACAGCAGGTTTAGTTAACTCCGCAACGTCAGGTGTGTAGGCACCCTCCATAAACCCTTTAAATGCTATTTGATCAGTCAACTCTTCTACAGATATACCCGCCATCATAAACTTTAACATATCATCCCGTATTGGTTGTGTAGTAATAGCATCTGCTATGTGATCTATGGCATCATCAGGATCTGAAAAACGAGCAGGTCTTTCCCACGACCATTTTCCGGGGGCATCTGTGAGTGAATTTCCGGGTGGCACCGACAGAGCGGTGATTTTGTCCATCATAACTTTTACCTATGTACTTGTTACTCGTGAGTAAGCTCTTCGTGAGCTTTTTGTAGTAGATATTGAAGGGGCTGCTGCAGCCGAAGAGGCTTTGGGCAGAGCGGATACGGATGGCGCACCTATTGTATTTTGAACAGTTCTTGCTAAATACTGTAAAGTGTTATCATTTCCTATTGCGTTTTGAAAGGCTCCACCCCTACCTATGGGGTAAGGATTAACGCGACTTGCCTGAAAATTTAAATCACTACGCACTCCAAATCCTCCGGTAGGCATCGCACCAACTTGTGGAGGTTTACTAAATTGACCGCGCAAAGCATTACTTAAAAACGAAGGACCAAGCTCTTGAGGATCGCCTTGCCCTATCCCTAAAAGTTCCCCTGTTCTAGTTATGCCTCTACCTAGTGTGCTTTGTCCGAAGCTAGTATCAGAAAAATGAGTTAGTCCGTCTTCCCCTATACTATTAAAAACTTTTCCGAACAAAGTGTCAGGATTATATCCTCCTGCTGTACCTGTAGGATTTGTAAACAAATACTTACTTCCAAAATATGCAGAACCTAGAATAACCCCTGTCTTTACAGCGTTATTTCCAAACGTCCTATTTAAGAGTTTAGATAACTTACTCATAGCTTACTTTGTTCTCCAAATCTTATCAATAATACCTAGTTTCATAAAATTATCGTAACTGTCACTGTACGCTGAAGCGTTGGCAGATATGGATGCAGACTGCATAGCCGCATTGTGGGCACGGTCAGCAGCATTTTCCGATATCTTTGCTACCCACGCTGCTTTGTCACGATACTGCGCCCACAAATTGTTTAAACCTGTCTGAGTTATTCCCAAAAGGTTAAGAGCATTTTGTCTGTTTGTTTCATTTTGTGTAGCGGTATTACGTGTATTTACGTTTCTTCTCCATACAGCGTTACTTTGATCTATCTGTAATTGCATATTAGAATTGAACTGATCAGCACTAGAGTCCATCTGTGCGTTGTATTGCTCTATGGCAACACCCTGATTAGAGTTGAACTGCTTCAGGGCGATAGTACGAGCCTGTTGTGTAGACTCTAGCTGTGTGCCCAACTCCGTAAAAAATGTATTTATTTCATTATTTGATTTAGCGTTGAACTGTTGTGCAGCGTTTTCTGCCGCTTGATCAGACAACAGCGTTTGAGTCCGGGCCTGATAAGTTAAAGTATTTGCTTGTTGCTCCATAGTCAAGTCTTGGGTGTCGAGCGTTAGGAATGCTTTTGCATTGTTCACGGCAGCTTGTTGACGATTATTCAAGTTTGCCATGTCCATTTGTACGAGAGCAGCAGCATTTTGAAGAGCGGCTTGTTGTTCGTTGTTTAGATTTTGAAGTTGGATAGTAGCGTATTTTTGTGCGTCTTGAGCAGCGATAGGAATACCAGACTCCATCATCGCTTGCATCGTAGCGGCTGCAGCCATAGAGGACGCACCTAAACCCCGCTGTTGCATCACTGCTGTTACCTTACGAACGGCAGGTGCGGCCCACGCAGGAGGAGGACTACCCTCTTCCATGCCCTTGAATAGTTCAGCTAGTTGGTAGCGAGTTGTAGCTCTAGGATCTAATTCTTGTGTAGCTGCTACAGCCATAGCTTCAGGGGATATTTTACCCTGTGCAGCTTGCATTTGTGATCTTTGCCGCTGCTCTTCCGTAGCTTGTGCGGCATCTACTTTGCCTACTTTTTCTCGTGCTGATTTGTCGGGAGTAACTTTGGCAGCATCGAATTTTTCAGGATCTGTTAGATCATCAACAGTTATTTTGTCGGGTTTTACTATGTCTGTAGGATCATCTATTTTCTTATCTGTGGTTTTTAGAAGCTCATTATCAACAACAGTTTGATCATCCGCTGTAATTTTAGTGCCAGTGGGTAATGCTGGATCAATTCCTTCAGTTAATCCAGCTTGATCAGCTACTTTTTTTACGACATCTAAATCAGCTTGAGTGACGTTTTGTTCATCTGTGTTTTCAGCCATGTCCTATCCTAACTTCAACAGCATCGTAACGATCATCGCTACCACGCCCATTGTAGATGCCATTATCAACGCCTCTAGTCGCCACATACGTTTGTCTAGACCCTCTAGCTTCTCTTGCACAGCAGCGTACCGAATGGCGCACTCTTTCTCGTGTGCCTCAAGTTCCATCTGTGTTTTGAGTACGGGTTCCATTGTCAACTTCATCTTTGCTACCAGCCAGAGGGTGTGCCAGTGAGGATTGTTGGTGTCTTCTGTTCTGTAATAATTGCGTCAAGTCTTGTTTTTATTTGATCTTCTGTTTCACCCAAATCAGCAAGAACTCTTGTTTTACACCAGTCCTTTGTAATTGAGTTGTAAGCTGTAAATGATGCGCCCGATTCTTGTGACACATCTGTTGTTCCGTATTGTCTTGCCATCAACCAATTACCAAGATCGTTTTTATCGCTGTCAGACACAGCCTCTATACACCAGTGAATTGTCTTTATAACGTCAGAGTTACCGCCCTCTGATGCCACCCTTTCAAGAGTTGGATATGTCCATGTATAACTGTTTGCCATCTTTAATCTCCGTAAGGACTTGCGCCAAGTAGTGAGGTATCCCACGCAGCCTTTAGCTTTGCAATCGTATCAGCATTTGTTATAGCAGCAGCAGCAGGTGCATCACGCAGGGCTGTCTTAGCGTTAATAGCAGTTGTCTGTGCTGAACTATCTCCAGCTTCAAGTGCCTTCATGTATGCTACATCTTGGGCTTCAAGCAAAGGCTTTCTAGCCATACGTATCTTTTCTTTAAACAACGTCTTTGCTGCAGATATGTCTTCTGTAATTGTCGTGCCACTCAATGACCATGCGTCACGAAAGTGCCTGTCACTTGGCACAGTCGCTGATGCAGAATCTATAGTGCTTGCATCTTTATCTACAATGGTTCGTGTCATGCCGCTACTCTCCAGCTATCTCTAAATTCCCTGCTTTGTGGCAGTTGATTCTTTCTACAAATTTTCATCTTAACACTATTGCTTTTGTTGTAGTTCCTCCAGATATGTTCTGGAACATCCTTCATAATCAAATACAACAACGCTTCTTCTTCTGTTTTCGGACCTTCTCTTGGCGTGTCATGCAAAAGATGGCTCCTAGTGTGCTGTTTAAAATCTGGCTTTGCTTCATCTTTTTTTAGTTCCCAATAAACCCAGACAGGTGGGAAGACATCGCCGTGCATTAGTGCGGTTATTGCTTCAGGGCTGGGGTGATAAACAGCACAACAGTCCATATCTATATCTTCGTACACTACACAATACTCAGTCTTTAAAAAAGGCCGTAATTCTTTTCTGACTTTTTTCAGTCTATCAAGCATGTGCATTAGGTATCACCAACCGTGCCTACAGAGTGATACCCTGTATCAAACCTTCCATTATTGTCTTTTGTGTCATCAAAAACTACCATTCGTATTCCAGTCGTGCTTCTGCTACGACAAGATGATATTGCCGCTTGGTCACTACCCGGCCCTATTGAATTTCCAAAAATTGAGTAGTCATCATTATCCATGCTAGTTGAAAAATCAAAGGATGTGTCAGCAGCTTGATTATCGGTTGTGCCACTGCAATTAAAACTGTCCTGCAAGCTGGCTTGGTTCGCTGACCCAAACATAGTTGCGCCAATATGTTCAAATCCAAATTCAGACATTACTTACTCTCCATCGCCACAATACGGCTTTCCAACTCTTCAATCTTTTTGTGTGCGTCCTGCAAAGCCGACACAAGGATTGGCGTAATGCGCCCGTAATCCATTTGCATGGTCGCATCAGCATCTTCTCCAATGCCGACAGCATCTGGCATAATTTCGTACATCTCTTGAGCAATGAAGCCCATGCTACGAGGGCCGTCTGGGTTTTCCTTCCAAGCATAACTGACAGGATTCATAGCCATAAGTTTGTCTGTAGCTTGTAAAGGTTCTATGTCTTGCTTGAGGCGACCATCAGATGTAGTGCCAAAAATTATACCACCACTAGCAATTGTCACTGTTCCTTTAGTATTACCGGATAGATTCCATAGCTGGATAGTTCCAGTGCTATTTCTGTTAACGTTTAAATAGCCAGATGCACTACTAAACTGGACGATGCCATCGGGCCTGAAAGCATGTCCGGTAGTTGTATTGCCATTACCGGGACTGTCTGAACCTGTTTGGAACATACGAATATTTCCACCCGTAGAAATTCTCATATGTTCAGATGGCGAACCAGCAGACGCAGATGTATGAAAACTCATGTGTTCAACTGCAAGCGTTCTAATTTTCAACCCACCAGCGTCAGACATTTGAATGTCAGCACCTGTGTTAGATGTGCCGTTATGCTGGAATAATAGTTGAGTACCGTGAGTAGCGTCTGCGTTATCTAGAAGGAGTGTTCCAAAATCTCCACCAACTATTGAGCAGCCGTTAGCAAAGGTTGCGCCAGCATTGAACGTAGCAGCACCAGCAGCAGACATATCAAGTATAAGAGCATTTATAGCAGCGCCACCATCATTGCCCTGAAACTTCATATCTTTGTCAGATACTGCTGATTTTAAAATTAAATCAGAAGAAGAATTAAATAGGCGACCTATCTCTGTGCCACCATCTTTGAATAATATAGCACCACCATCAGCATCAAGTGTAATATCACTTGCACTATCTATTGTAAAAGTACCACTAGATAAATCTACTTCTGTGCCGTTAATAGTAATGTTGTCTATGGCTAGGCTACCGCCAGTGATTGTGCCTGTTGAAGTCAAGCTATCTACATACGCATCCTTCCACCGCACAGAACTGCTACCCAAGTCAACGTCACTATCGGACTGTGGGCCAAAGATGTTGTCACCCAAATACACTTGTTCCACGTTGGCTGCGTAGAAGTGAATTTCATCAGCAGTCTCAAAATCAATCTTGGTCTGGTCATCCTCACCAATCTTGATGTCGGTAGCAAGCAGGGAGGTGATGCCTGTTTGTGCAGCATCAACTGTAATGGTTAGGTCAAACGGATCACCATCACTGCCAGTAGACGTGTCAGTAAAGTTGGTTGTTACACCTGAACCAATGATCTTCAGTTCTTTGGCGTTGTTAATTGTAACTTCTGTGCCATCATCGTCTTCAAGCTGGAAACTGTTAAAGCTACCTGCGTTGTTGTCTACGTATGCTTTGACAGACTGTTGTGTAGGAATAAGAGTTGCACTGTCAGATGACATGTCGTCTTCATCAACAAATGCTGTAATTGTAATAGAACCATCAGCCAAACTACCAAACGTAATCGTACCAGTAGTTGTTATGGCACTTGATCCGTTATCAATAGCACCGAATCCGCTGGTGATACTGCCACTGTTTATTGCACCCGTTGTAACAATGTTAGAACTTCCTGCCGCTGGTGCTGCTGCTATGTCTGACAGCACCTCTGATGCAGAACGTCCTTCAATGGATGTACCGTCAATACGTAGGAAGTCATTGTCGGCAGCACCGCTGGTAAACACAGGCAGGTTGCCGTTGGATATACCAGTAGACAAAGTAGCTACTGTGGTAATCGCTGTGCCATCCAGCGTAATCGCATCAGCTTCCAGAGTACCATCAAAGTCTCCGTCTACTGCGTCTATGTTACCCTTAAATATAGTTGATGTTACAGTGCCTGTACTTGGATTGTAAGTAAGGGTGCCATCCATCTCTAGGCCAACATTACCTGTGCTGGTTGTTGCGTTTTCTACAAAGGTGATAAGGTTTTCTTCGTTGGTGCTTTCGTTGTCTGTTACTAAGACGTGGGCAGAATTGGTTGCGTCAGTAACAGTCACACCCGCAATAACAGTATTCAATGCTGTGCCATTGACAGTAATTGCATCAGCCTCAAGTGTACCATCAATGTCAGCATCGCCAGATATATCCAAGCTTGCAGCATCAACTTCACCAGCCACAGTAAGAACACCACTAGCCACAGTCATCAAGTCTGTGTCGCCCGTGTGTCCAATGGTTGATCCATTGATAATTACATTGTCTACAGTCAGGGTTGTCAACGTGCCAACAGACGTTAGGTTAGGCATCGCTGTAATTTCGTCATCAAAATAGGCAGCTAAGTCAGTGACCGCCACCTGTTTCATAGTTCCAGCATCATTAAAAACAACGCGGTCTGCATCAGCTACGGTAGTAGAACTGGCAGTTGTGTCTCCATCAAGAATGTTTAGTTCAGCGGGAGTAGAAGTGATATTTGTGCCACCAATATCCAGCGTAGTGACTGATATCTCCCCGGCAACAGTGACTACACCATTCGCCAAAGTAATAAGGTCTGTATCGTCTGTGTGACCTATTGTTGTGCCGTTGATAAGTACGTCATCAATGTCCAACGAACCACCAGTGATAAGCCCTGTTGTTGTAATTGTTGACGATCCTGTGTCAATCGTACCAAAACCAGACGTGATCGAACCAGAGTTAAGTGCGCCAACAGTGGTAGCAGCAGTGGTAACGAGGTTCGGCATTGCTGTGATTTCGTCATCAAAATAGGCAGCTAAGTCTGTGACCGCTACCTGTTTCATGGTTCCAGCGTCATTGAAAACAACACGATCAGCGTCAGCCACAGTAGTAGCGGATGCGGAGGTATCGCCGTCAAGGATGTTTATCTCTGTTGTGGTGACTGTTGCACCATCAAGTATTTCTAGTTCCGTCTCCGATATATCAGCACCACCAATTGTTAGTGTGCCAGATATGTCTACATTACCGTTTATATCAATAGTGGTGGCAGCAATTTGTATTTCAGAATCAGCAACCAGATCAAGCTGTCCATCTGTGCTTGAGTTGATGTAGATGGCAGTGTCCCGGAACTGTAGCTTCTCCGTGCTGGCAACAAGTATGTCATCCGAAAACTCAAAGTAGTCTTCGTCTTCCATCCACTTTAGTACGCCGTCGTTTGTTTCTCCATCGAAAGTAATGGTGATGTCTGTGCCAGATGTGGCCGCACCAAATGTTAGTGTGTTACCAAGAAGTTTGGTAATCGGTCCACCCTCTGCATCAGTGCCGTCGTGTGTGTGTCCTGTGCTTGAAGCAAACGCAGCAAGAAGTTGATTGAATTCATCATTTGTATCTGCAGCGGAGATTATGTCTCCGTCAGCGTACGATGACTGTCTGGTATAAGTTGCACCCATTTATCTTCTCGCTCCCAATTGGTATTCTAGCTGAAACCCTTTTAGCGAATACGCATCTGTTTCTCCGCCGTCATTAACACGAAGTGCCACCGCAAATCCTGAACCTTCTACGGGCTGTCTGATTAGGGGCTGAGATGGGCCGTCATAAACAGGAGTACCATATGTTGATACACCATATATTCCAGCTATTCTTGTTGCGTCTAAGGCGTACGCAGAAGGTCTTGCAGAGTTTCTTCCCTCGTAGTCGTACCTTACAATTAAGTCTGCATCGATTGTAGACGCGGGTTTAAAATTTACAATGACTCGCTGCATGTGTTTTCGTATGCCGGGATCATTCATGGTGAGGTCAGGACTTCTATACCTACCGTTTATATTTGTTCCTGCAAAAGTTTGTCCTTCTTCTTGCCTGTACACGTACCCGTCAAATCCCCCGTGTATCACGGCTACATTACCAGCCTCTATAAATGTGCTTGTCGAAGAGGGCTTTATGCCTTTTGTTGTTGAAAACTCGTAGCCCTTACCACCCTGTTGACTTTTCAAGACACATATAACACCCTCTGTTAAAAGTTCGGTTTGTCCCGCTTTACTAAAAAATATTCGATACTGTGTTTTTTCTGGTATAACTATAGACTCAAACAAGGCAGCATCTGCTATGTTCTCGTCAAATACAGATTGTACATTTGCACTTATGGTGCCCAACTCTACGTCACCAATTCTTGCCGTTCCTGAAACTGTGCGTAATCCATCAGGCCCAAGAAACAAAAGATCACCTGCAAATTCTTGAATAGTCTTGCCGTTGATACACCCAATGTCGCGTGTAACAGGCTGCACAGCGAAGTCACTTAGTGAACTGCCAGTGAGCTTAAATATCCTGTTTTCACAGAAAATAAACAGTGACTCACGAAAAACTTTGAGGCCAACAATATTATCGTCAACCTTGATGCTACCCGCACCGGAACCAGAACTAAACGCATCTTCATCAAACGGCTGGCTAAATATAAGTTCTTGTGGGCCAGAGTTTGCAGTGAGGGGCATACCAGCGTAGAACATGTGTTCACGATACGCTGTTACAATGGACGCTCCTGTTACTGTGTTGCTACTTACGTCAGTAGCAGCCATAGCCGTACTAAATACGGTAGGAGCGTTTACCCCATCTACAACAATAAGCTTATCGTTGCCGTCAAAATTAAATCTTTCAAACGCATACTTACCAGCACTTGTGCGCCCTGAGTCTCGCTCTGTCCAAGATTCTGACACAACTGTTCTAGATGTATCAGTGGTCGCAGAATGCGTTGCTGCAGTTGTGCTGTTTGCTGCGCGAGTCACACCTGTAAAAGTTGTAGATGTCACCCCCGTATACGTGAACTGTTCGCTGTTTATCTGCAGAGTGCCGCTAGATGTAAATCCTGTTGTAGACGCTACAGTAATTGTACCTGATCCCGTCATAGCTGTGCTTGAAGAAATTGAAGAACTTGATCCCGTGCCTAACGAAGTAGTGCCAGCACTAAATATTTTTTCTCCTCTTGCAGCTACAACTTTATTTGCGAAGGTAGCTACCATAAGAATCTTTTCATCAGATGAAGATGTTTGGGGTACTATCTGTCTTACATGCCTTTGAAACCCCTTGATGCGTTTGTAGCCTCCCTCAATGTCAGGTTCAAAGTTTGTTAATTCTACAGCTTGTCCGGGTTGCATAATAAACGTAGACCTGTTAGCAACCAAGCCGCCCTCGCAAACAAATGGGAAAGCAGCAGTTTGACTTAGATCTGCCATACTACACAGCCCTCATGTAATTTTTACGATTTAACAGTTCTACTCTCATTCGTTTCAAACCATCCTCGTACTCTTTCAAAGAAAATTGTGCAGCCTGTACGTC